TTTTCAAACAAAGGATCGGAAACTTTCTCCATAGCTTCTTCATAAGAAAGAGTATCATCCTGATCCATGAGCCATTTAGCCCATTCATCTAGATACATTTCTCTTGCGTTTAAATAATCTTTGTGTCCTCTATCATCTATTACTGTTTTACTTTTTTCAAATGTATCATCACCAAGAGCCCCAGCTGCCGCAGCACCAATACCAACAGTGGCTGCTTTGCCAAGGGTACCCATTCTTTGCCAAAGGTTTCCTTTTGCCGGAATGCCAATTGTATCTGGTACTCCAGGGGTTCCTTTAGTTCCCATTAACCATGGAGCAAACTTTTCCCAACCTGCTGTCCAGCCTCCTTGACCACCCATCTCAGGTCCCCACATCTTAGGTCCATACATAAAGGCCCCTATACCCAGGGCGGCTTTACCTATCGGACTTTTTAATATCTTTTTAAAAGGTTTAGTAATTGTTTTTAATGGATTAAATCCCATAATTTTTCCTTGTAATTTGTGATAGCAGGTTAAAGGGAAGTCCTGAAATCCCTAGTTTATTATATTACTTAATTTTTCTTCCTTCGTCAATGAATCTTCCACGATAAGCAAAATCACCATGATGAGTAATATAGGCGTCGACATTGGCATATATCTTACCTCCGATATTAGTCCATCGATCGCAGAAAGCATAGTCTTCTCCTACAAAGTCTCCAGTTTCTTCATTAAAAGAAGTATCAAAGAAATTCCACATTTCTTCTGTGCCTCCCATGATTCCATTTACCAGGTGCTTTTGTTTAATCTTCATTTTAGGATAGGCTTTAATCATCTTGTCAAATACCTCTTTCTTCATCAACATACAACCAGCAGGTCCCTTAACAATTTCAACAAGACCATCTCTACTTTCAATATTATTTTTATCTTTAAATTCCATACAATAATAGTAGGGACATGTTTCAATAGGTCTGCCACTCTTTTTAGAAACCTCTCTTGCTTTATTCCAGTTAACAGCCTTCATCGGATAGGGAGTGAGTACAATATCCTTGTCTGCTTTCATCATCATTAAGATAGATGTTGCATCGAATTCAATATCAGAATCAATGAATAACATATGAGAATATTTAGATTTTAAAAATGCCTGAACGCACATGTTTCTTCCCGTAATTACAATTGAAGATCTTACCATATGAAATTGAGGTCTAATTCCGTGAGCTAAACACAGGCTTTGAAGTTCCAATAAGGATTTAACACAACTTAATTTAATTTCTCCCATGTTGGGAGTTGCTACAAATAAGGTGTTTTCAATATAGGGAGGTAGATGGGTATCAATTAATTGATTCCCATCTATGGTGTTCTGTTCGTAAAGTTTAATATCAGGTTTAAATTTATCATCGGTTAAGATGCTATCATTTATTTCCATCTTCATGAGGAATTCCTTTTTGTTGTAAAGCATTATTAAGGAAGGCTATCCATTCTTTAATTCTTTGATTCCAATCATAAAAATGAAGAAAGTGTTGTCTTTGATTTTCTAATCTATTTATAATCATTTTTTGAGGTAAAATTCTCTTTAAGTATTTAACATTTTGTGCATACTCTACTGCTAAATTTTTAGCGTTCTTATCATAATTTACATAAAATCCATAGTCGTTGCAGGTTTCAAATAACGCTCCAAAGTTTGTAACTAAAGCGGCATTACCTGCAGCCATAGCTTCAATGGCAGAGTTGCATGAAGTCTCTTCCCATATAGAAGGATAAGCAAATACATGACTGTCTTGTAGAGCTTGAAAAAGTTCTTGCTGAGGAGCATAGCCTTTATAATTTACATTCTTCATTGATCTTGCATGCTCATACATAGGTTCATAATATTTATCGTTCTGTTGCTTGAACTGATCTCCGTATATTTGAGTGGAACTATAAACATCGAGAGTGACATCTTCATCTTTTAAGAAATGCATTGCCGCCAGTAAAACATTCAAGCCTCTCCAGGGTGTACACTGATGGATAAGTTTTAAAGTATCACCTTCTTTGTAATATTTTTTTGGTTGCCATTTAAATTTCGGTAAGGCATTTTTAATAACAATACAACGATGAGTAGGAACATCAAAATGAAGACGAAATTTTTCATAATTCCAATGAGAATTAAAAACATACCAATCATATTTAACATGGTTCTCTTTTTGGAGAAACCAGGGTCGTAGGTTGGGTTGATCATAAGAATTTTTTTGCCATAAAATATTTAATCTTGCAGGATCAATTTGAGTTTTTTCAGGTACCGAAGTAGTGATGGAAATTTTATCCCAATAGTGTTTTGGTAATCTTTTAGTAAGTTCTTCAAGTTGAATTTCAGTTCCACCTTTAGGATTCATTTGGATTTTTTACCGTTCCCCCAACTAAATCAATCATAGGGGCGATAATAGTAACATCTCTCCGTATGTGTTCTTTCTTAGTAGCTGTGTTAGAATCCGCCACATCATCATCAGCTTCTTTATCTGAGTTATATTCTTTATTAGTTTGAGTGTTATATAATTTAACAATTGTTTTTCCTCTATACTTAGGAACTTGTTTACCATCAATGGTAGTGTATCCTAAAAATTCTCCCTTTTCTTCGAATGTCATTATGTTCTATCCTGTTCTAATACACTAACAAAAACATTAGCAGATGTCACGGTCGTTTGAAAATGTAAAGCATCTGATTCTTCTAAAACTAAAAGAGTACTTTGATCTCCTTCAAGGAATTCTTTTGTAGTAGCGGCAGCTACTGAAGTTATACCCCTATAAATATAGGCTGCAGTTGACTCATTATCATATACTTTTAAAATCCAATTAGCTGGATTAGTAGCATGAACATTATATGCAGAAATAGATTTAACCAAGGCTACATTTGCTTCCGGGCATGTATAAACAGTAGTGATACTTGTTGTTGCTACGGGTACTATATTAATTTTATATTTATTAGCCATTTCTTCTTTTCCTTTTTATACCTTAACTTGTAAATAAAGTAAAGGCTTCCATTTCATCCTTTAACTGTTGTTGATAAGTAGTGTTTAATTTCTGTACAATATTAACTACATTATTAGATAAACCCTGGAGATTTATTTGATCAAATTCTGGTCCTTGAATCTCAGTTATAACTTCTACTATCTTTGCCATTACCTTCTGCCTCCTGCTTGTATGTCTAATCTAAAAGTTCCCATTCTCCAGCTTTGACCAGTGCTTATATTTCCTACTTTTATAGCAATCTGTCGTGCTCTTTTCCTTGTCCAGATTTGAGTAGTGGATGTAGTACTATTATAAGAAGTAGAAACAGCAGTGCTTGTTGGAAATGCTTTAGAGTTTAAATACACTTTAGCATCACCAGTTTGTTCTCCAAAGTCAGGGATCACTCTACTAATTCTCATCATGAATTCTCCTTGGCCCTCTAGTCCTTCTTGTCTACTAATGTCATAATCTCCTGATTCTACAAAACCTTGTACAGCTGTCGTAGCTCCAGTCGCTTTTACTTCATCTGTTCCTATATTGTGTTGCCAGAAATAACTTGCTCCATTTGTAACTCCTCCCACAGTTGGAACTGTAGGGGCCACTCCTGTTTCATACTCCGTTGCATAAGGATTAGAGTATACTCCTTGCTGTACCCATGTAGTTCTATCTAAAGAAGAAGTATACCAAATAGGTCTTTCCGGAGTTGATTCTAAATAGTTATAAGTAACAGATCGATCTACATAACTCGATCCACTACTACAATAAAACCATGTGACTTCTCCAAATATATTATCCACCGCCGCATGAACTTGCTGATTGGCATTAGTATTAATATCATTAAAGACATAATCTTCTACCAAACATAACATACTTTGAACACGACCTCCTGCGAATCTAAAGAAACCATTAGGTCCCATCCAGTATGCTATACCATCGATTTCAACTGATGCATGTTGACTAGAAATACCACAGTTAGTTCCAACTTGATCAAATCCAAAAGTAAACGGAGGACCAATAAATCTCATGGTGTACATAGCAGTATCAGACCAAATATATAAAGCAGTCCTTCCTGTCATACACGCCATTAGTTTAGAACCATCTGGTAGTTTTTGACTTCCAGCTGTGTTGGTAGCAGTGGGAGTATAAGTATTAATGTCTTCTTGGTCAGAAAATCTTACAAACATATCACTAATACTATTAGCAGTTCCTATTATTAATTCAGTTCCTATAAACACTAAGTGTCTATCTGGTGTTGATACCATCATATCTCTAGAAGCAGTGGGAGCTCCGCTTACTACCGTGGCTCTAACTGATAGATTAGCGAATGAAGGTTCCCATTCAAATACTTTTTTATTATGAACTAAAGCTAAAAGTTTTTCTCCAAAATTAACGAGACGCCATTGACCTGGTTCAATAATAACGTGAGAAGAAGAACTTGCACTCCCCCATCCAACAAAGTTGGTAGCGTCATAAACTGTGGATCCTGCACCATGGGCTGATCTTGTACTTCCGCTTGCTTGTCTAGTAATTCCTGTAATGGTATTGGTACCTGTATTATTACCAGTATATGTAATAAGTTCATTCCCTATCTGAACGGTTCCAGTAGAAGGAAAAGCAGTTGTTGCTGTCAATGTAATTTGTGTAGAGGGTGAGCCACCTGTACCATAAGCATCGTCGGCTAAGGTTCCTACTAAAGTTGTAAGAGTAGGTGGAACGGTTCTACCACCGAATGTATTAGTTCCCCATCCATAACCATAACCCTGTGTAACTGGACCAATCACATAATAAAATTCTACGTCTACGCTTCCTCCTGTAGCCGCAGAGCCTGAACCGGAAGCTGTAATAGTAAATGTGGTATCAGAAGGAGTAGTAATAATTTCAAATAATTTACCTTCAAAATCAGCGTCCGTTAACCCTGTACCACCTGGTAAAGTAACACTCTCTAGTAATATAATATCACCTACCGATGCTCCGTGGGTCGTGGCTGTTGTAATAACAACCGAAGTTGTTCCATCAAAAGTAAAGGTAGCTGAAGCTTGAGTACGGGTTAAGTCTAGAGGAGTGATGTCATAGAAGGCACCTTCAAAATAAATATATAAGAGTTTGTTTGTACCAATAGCCGCGTACCTATTGCCATCATTATCCACCCATACGTGCTGGTCTCGGCCTGCGCCTACTAAAGTGTCACTTCCCAGCTGTTGCCAGCCTCCTATTTTTTCTGGATAGCCATAACGAAACCTAGAATAATCGGAATTAACCCATTTTCCTTCGGCTCCTGTATCTGAGGACTGTTTATCTAAGCCCGGTTGTAATGTAATCTTGTGAAGCATATAACTCTCCTAGAGTAAAATATACTACATTTATATTATAATCAATTAGATTTAAAGCCTTTATAAAAGGCTGGAAGTCCTAAGAATGGACGTGTATCAAACTTGTTTGCTTTAGCGGTTTTCTTTTTAGCATCATTATAGTGCAGGAAAACTTGTCCACAGTCTTTACCTTTAAATTCTTCTCGCCAATGTTCAAGATCACATCCAGAATAGAGTAACATATCTCCTGGTTCTAAGTCTACTTGGACACCTGCTTGACCTTTTTTACCTGTTGGATCTAGATAAATAGGCCATGAATCTCCTCCTAAATGTAAGGTAGTAGAAACTTCACATGAGTATCTATCCTTATGTCGATGAAGAACGTCTCCTGTTTTATAAATTCTGGCATAAGAATAAGTTTCATTTAACTTATAACCTGTTTCTTTTTCCATCTTTGTTTTTAAAGTTTCTAATAATGTTTCCATTGCTGTATCTGAATAATGAGCATAAGTATTAGGAATCTGTTTATCATTCCATACTCCCCAGTATTCTGTAAAGGGTGAGATATACTTTGTATCAAATAAAAATCGAGCTACTTTTCTTTTCTTTAAAAAATAAGAGTAGACAAATGAAGCCAGTTCTTTTGGGATTGCTCCTCTTAATACTTTGTATTTATTTTTTTTAAAGTTCATAGTTTATATTTAAAGTTGATCTATATAATTTATTTGTACAAGTTGTGCTTTTATGTTCTTTTGATCCATCAAAAATAACACATTTATTTTTTTCAGATTTTATTTTTTTAAAAGGTTTTTTAAAAATAGTAAACCCATTATTTTCATTAACATAAAAAAGCGCTGTCGTATGAGGTTCGTTAGCACTAGAATCTGTATGGTAATTATGCTCAATTATTTTATGTGTTTGAGTATATAGATTTAATTTAACTCTTAATAAATTTTTTATCTGTAGCTTTTCAATAAACTCTGGCATTATGCTTTCATAAAACTGACTGTTTATTTTATTAAAAGAATATAGAAGATGGGTAAAGTAAACCTTCTTATCCTTTTTTGTTGTTATACCATCCTGAAAATACCAAGGAAAATTTTCGTTTGTTATTAAAGAATTTATTTTTTTCAAAAGATTTGAAGAAACAAAATTATTTTTTATCTTGAACATTTAATACTCCTTTCGGTATTGCTTGGCAGTTCCAATGTATAAACCTAAAAGGTTCATAGCCCATATCAACTGCATACATATGAGGCATATATGATGGAAAGAATATCATCCTTCCAGGTTTTACATTATAATTAACTTGATGACTAGCATAAGTTATTTTAGTTATATCTTTTTGAGGTAGAAGATTCATTAGGTTCCCTGCTCTGGGGTCTTCAAATACTGGTCTTGATGTTTTCTCGCTCGCTTTTAAAAAATAAAAACCAGATATATGTCCATTCCAATGAGTGTGTAATGTATGATGACCTCCTCCTTTTTTAGCAAATTCCTGTACCCACATTTCTGTAGTAAATAATTGATAATTCGTCATATCAAAACCCATCTCCATTAAAAGATTATGGGCCGTGGCTCCTATATAATTTTGTAAGGGTAAAAAATTAGGGTCACCAATTAAAGTGTTGGAATGAAATACGTGTCCCATATCTCCTCGATCCCCGAACTCTTTATTTCTTTTAGCTATGTCTTTTTTTAAATTTTTCTTCGATGTTTTAATATAAGGATCCGATGCTGTGTTTAAATCATCAACGAACCGTGGCACATCTGCAAACCATACAGGACATTTAAAATAATCCTCTCTGCTTAATTGTGTTGGAAATGCTTCAGCACTTCCGCAAGATATCTTATCTAATTCTTTTTTACTTTTTTTCTTTTTCATTTATATGGCCATCCTAAACTCCACATGACTAAACTATGTCTGGTTCCTTTTTTAACTGGACATACTCTATGCCACACGAATCCAGGAAATACAACCAAAGATCCTTTAGGTAATATTTCTTTACATTTCTTTATATTTGGTTTTTTATCTGGATCTAAATTTCTAAAATCAAATTCTAGTTCCCCACCTTTATAATCTTTAGGATCAGATAAAGTGAGTGTTACAGACAGTTTTCTAATCTTGCCATTCGAAGGATCACCTTGCTGTCTTTGATAGGGTCGATCCCAACCATCACAATGCCAATCATAATACTGTCCTTTCTTATATTGTGTAAATTGACAATTTTCTGACCAATCCCATTGAAAATTCCAACCAGCACTAACATTAGCTTGATGAACATAAGGTTGAATTTCTTTATAAATCCAACGCTCGTTTAACCAAACAATGTCTGAATCTCTTTTCTTTTTTAAATCCTTAATTTGTTTTTGGTTTAATTTTTTAGGATCTCCGTAGCCACCAGTGCGTGCCATTTCGTCTTGAATAGATTTTGAATATTTAACAATTTCATCACAGATTCTAGCAGGGATTGCTGATTGAAAAAACCAATAATAATTCATTAAATTCATATGTCTTTATACATATGTTTTATCTTAATTTGAAGGGAGAGTAAAGAGAATTGATCTAGATCAATTATGAAACAGTTAAAGTTCCACTAACAGTAAAGGTAGCAATTTTTTGTCCACCCGGAGCAGTAGATGTTGCATTAGTACATGGAGTCACTACAAATGTTCTAGCACTTGGACCTCTTACAATTACTATTCCTGGTCCACCATTTCCACCACTTCCGCCATTTCCACCACCGCCTCCACCACCACCAGTATTAGCTGATGCACTTCCACCAGTTCCTCCACTACTTCCACCTGATGCACCACCTCCAGATCCGCCTGCTGCTCCACCTCCGGCCGGTGATCCACCAGCTCCTCCTCCGCCAGCTCTTGCCGTTGGTGTTTCATTGATTGAAGAAGTAGCCCCACCTCCACCTGTACTGTTTCCAGGTGCTGGGCCATACTGTGCTGAGTTTCCACCTGCTGCTAAAGCTCCTCCTCCACCACCATTTATTCTGTTTGGTGCACTATCATTGGCAGAATATCCTCCTGGATTTCCTTGAGGAGGAGAGACAGAAGGAGTATTTCCTGCTCCACCAGGTTGTCCACCAGTTCCAGTTCCTCCACCACCTGATCCTCCAGCTCCACCTATTTCTTCGGATCCACTTCTTGATCCACCACCACCTCCACCAGTAGAAGTTATTGTTGAAAAAACTGAATCATCGCCTTTAGTTCCTCGTGGGCCAGATGGAGCTGGTGTACCTGCTCCTCCTCCGCCAACGGTTATTGTATGTGCTACAAATCCCTCTACACTTAAAGTTGCTACACAAGCACCTAATGGAGATACGGTATAAGACCCATTAGAAGTACCAGCAGATTCTCTATATCCTCCAGCACCTCCACCACCAGCACCATAAGTACTAGGGGATCCTGCTCCACCGCCGCCACCACCAGCTACTACCATATAATCAATATCACCAAATTCAACATATGCTGGCCATGTTCCTGCTTGCTCAGCTTGAAATTGTGATTGCATTGACCACACACCACTTGCTTTATTTAATTCTTTTATCACAGCGATTCCCTTACCGCCGTTACCACCTTTTCCACTTGTTGGAGAACTACAAGATCCTCCAGCGCCTCCTCCGCCACCACCAGTGTTAGAACTTCCTGAAGTTCCACATCGAGAAGTATTTGAAGCACCTCCAGCACCACCTCCACCAGGTCCACCTGCTGAACCAGCGTTAGTGCCAGGATGGCCACCACCACCTCCGCCTCCACCTGCATACGTTGAACACGATAAAGGAGAAGCAGAACTTCCTGCTCCACCAGCTCCCGAACATCCACCTGCACCTGCGTCGGCTCCTACAGCACCAGCTCCACCTCCGCCAGCTCCACCTTGTCCACTTGTATCTCCACCATCATTTCCTTGACATGCCGTACCTGGAGCACCAGGGAAACCATTGTTTCCGCCTCCGCCGCCAGAACCTCCCGGAAGAGCATTGTCACCAGCATAGGCGCCACCAGCACCTCCACCTACAGATGTTAAAGTTGAACAAGTTCCTACTAAAGTTGAATCAGTGCCCGAAGCTCCACCACCGGTAGGAGTACAGGATGGAACAGCTGCACCTCCACCGCCAATTGTTACTGGAACAGTGGAACCACAAACATTTGCTTCTACGCATGTTAAATAACCGCCACCTCCGCCGCCACCACCAGCAACTGTATTAGCAGAATTTGTTCCTCCAGATCCACCACCAGCAACTAATAAAGCTGAAACAATTCTAGTTCCTGATCCAAGTGTCACATCTCCTGTACAAGTTACAGTTGTTGTGACACCCTTCCCGTAAGAAGCGTTATTAAGTTTTCCGATTAAACCACCATTTGATGAGGCTGAAGGGCTAGCCATATGAGTCTCCTTATGCGGATACCCAAGCTAGTGCTGATGCATCCCAATTAAATGAATTGTCGTCTTTATCTGTTGCAGTCCATTTTTGACCTGCTTCATCCCAACGTATATTTTTATCTGTAGTATCAGTTGGATAAGTGACTGGCGCTTGCCACTCATCATTTCCATCTAATACCCAAGATGCATATGGTTGAGGTGAAATAAATTTGTCTTTTGCAGAGTCAAAGGTATAACCTTTGCCTGCATATTGTTTTCTGAAATTATTATTATAAGAAGTCTGTTTCCAAGTTCCACCTTTAAAAAAATTTTTACACCATGTCTCACCATCAACATGCATGTCATTCTCCCCTAAAGGTCCAGCTGCTGTTGTAACATCGTTACCAACAACAATTACTCTTTTTACTATATTATTTTCATCTAATTCTGCGAAATGTGCCATATTTATACTCCTTAGAAATTAATTTATATTTTAAATTTAACTTATTGTCAACGTTCCAGTAACTGTAAATTTAGCTACTTTATCATTAGTCGGTCCTACACAAGATGTTACCGGATTAAGCGGACTTGGGGTTGCTGCTAAAGTTCTTGCACTAGGTACTCTTAAAATTATAACTCCCGATCCACCAGTTCCTCCAGCGGTATTCGCTGTCATAATCGGATTACTGCCGGCTGATCCACCTCCACCACCAGTATTAACATCTCCAGATTCTCCAGCGATAGGTGTTCCTCCTGGGGTTGCTGG